ATTTATAATTTTATCCATAGGATAACCCGTCAAACTCGATATATACTGCAGTGGTCCCAATTCTCCAGCTACTTCGTTATTATTATTTAAACCCAATACTTGTAATTGGAATTTTTGAAGGCTATCTGATGCTATTGATCTTTTTGATTGTGCCAATTTACGATTCTCCTCCTCAATATTAATACGATTCTGCGCCATTCTAAGCTCAGTTGTAGAGATTGTCTGTCTAAATCCCCCAGATACCGAGGTGTCTCGTACTTGGATGGTCGAAGCTTTTGCATTAGATAAAGTACTAATATTATTAGATATTCTTTCAATTTCTGTATCATATCGTGTTACATCATTTTTATAAAAGTCTATTTTTTGTTGAATAAAACTCTTTTGATTTTCAATAATTGATAGCTTAGAATATGTTTCTTGGTAAGCTGCACTTAAAAACCCATAGATACCCATACTAGTAATTAATACTAATATAATAGTGGCAATAGATAAATAAGTTCGTAGTGTTTTATTAATTGTATCCCAATATTGATATAAAAGTGAAGCAGTTACTAATTTAGCAAATTCTAATGAACCCGCCATTATAATAACTTCTAAAGAGGCGCCTGCAAATAGTTTACTTAGACCACTAACAGAATAGAAGGCGGCAGAAGCAGAAACGGATAAGGCAGAGAACCCAATTAGGAAGGGAAACATTCCTTGTTTTAGTTTTTTTATCATAACAATAATATAAAAAAAAGGTAACGGTGAAGCAAGTTACTCCCTAAGACCTTTATGTTTATCTATACGATCTAAAATGTTATTTAAAATATCAGCTCTAATAAATCCAGACATTGATGCATTTTTTATAGCACTTATTAGTTGAAAGATTACTAAAGGCATAAGCATTGTTTCACTTAACCACCCAGCTCCTGGGATGCTTTTTTCAATGGCTAGTATTAAGGTTAACATAATAATCCAAAATAGTAGAGTTTTTAAAATTTTAATCGCCTTATAGGTTTTAAAACCCTCTCTTTTAATTCCGGCAATTATGCCAAAAAAACCGTCGGTAAATACCAAAGTAGTAATAACTAAATATTGTTCTGCGTTTTGCATTGTGAGTTCCATAAAATAAGAACATATAAATCCTAATGACATACTTGTTATTGCTATATATAAGGTTGATGTTGATTTCATTTTAAATTACGTCTTTTGATTCAATTAAGGTGTATGTAAAAGAATTACCATACAAATCTTTAGCTTTATAAGCTAAATCCATTAATTGATTAAAATCTGATTCTTTGGAAAATACCTGACAACCTGCGGACCATTTATCTATTTGAGTTGATCCATTTATTCTAGAACCTGCTTTGTGAATATTAATACCATAAATACCTTCTTTAATGTTTTCTTCTAGCATATCATATTTACCATCTTTATTATTGTCTCTATAAACTTTAACTGGTTTTTTCTGACATAAAGCTTCATATTTACCTTGATGTTTTCTAATTTCGTGAGATCCTCTATACTGGTTAGGAACTAGAATAGCTACACCATCTACATTAAGTAAGTTTTTTTCCCAATGTTGTCCTGGGTCTGTTGTAGCATCAAACTCATGATATTTCATTTCACTATTTATTGAATAAGAAACTGTTAATTTATCATCAAATTTGTTTGTTACAACCTCATTAGTATCTGAATTTCGTATTCCTATTATATTTAGGTTGTAGTCACCACCTTCGAACCATTTATGTCCTTTAGATTCTACAGCTTTTTGAATTTGTTCTCTTGTATATGACATTATTCGCTATCTTTTTTTCCAAAAATTTTACCTGCCTCAGCAATTCCAAAACTACCTAAGGTAATAAATAAAAAGGAATCATATATAAACTCTTGTATTACTAGGTCTTTACCAAAAAATCCAGTAATTATATCAGCTACTGCAAATATTACCATTATTGTAAAGGATGCAAACCCAACTACTGATTTTTCGTTAATGTCATTTTCATCTTTGAAGATATCTTTAAAAGCCATCCACCTTTTTTTTAAGTAATTCAACATAAAATAACTATATTAATTGATAACTTTATTTACTTATAAATATAAAAAAAGGGAGTACTAACGCACTCCCTCTTAATTTATTTGTTATTGCTTTTTTTCTTTTAGGTCTTCGATTGTTAATATAAAAATATATATTATCCATCGCAAGAAAGACACTCACTCATCCTTGAACCTAAGTCACCTTTAATTACGGAATCTGTTCTTAAATAATATAAGGTTTTAATTCCTAATTTCCAGCTTTCTAAATGGACTTGATTTATCCATTTTGGGGAATCGTTTACGTCAAAAGATAAATTTAATGATTGTGTTTGATCAATATATCTTTGTCTAATTGCTGCTTGTCTAACTAATTCTAATTGATTTATCTCAGGAAATGTTAAAAATAATTCCTTTTCATCTGGGGTTAAAATATTATCAGGTAAACCTTGTGCTGATCCCTCTTCGGCTAGCATTTGATCCCACCATTTATCTTTATCTTCACCTTTTTCAGCTAAAATAGATTGTAATACTTTATTTTTTCTAATAAAAGTACCTTTAGCACCATTAAAAGTATAAATATTAGCAGGTAAAGGTTCAATACCAGCACTAATACCACCACAAATAACTGAATTAGATACTGTTGGGGCAACTGCTAATAAATGAGTATTTCTCATACCTGTTCCCCTACACCATAAAGGTTCTCCATATTCCTGCGCTAAAGCCATAGATGCTTTTTCTGCTTTACCTCTAATATCATTAAATATATTGTGGGTATGTGCTGTAGAAGCTATAGAGTTAAATGGTAAGCCTTTTTGTTGTAAAAATGAATGCCAACCCATTACACCTAAACCTAAAGCACGTCCCTTACGAGCATGGTTATAAGTTCTTTGTAATGAATCTTTACCAGCAGATTTATCAATGAATTCTTGCATTACACCATCTAAAAACCAAGTTGCTAATTCAACTGCATCTGTATCTTTCCACTCATCATATTTAGATAAATTCATAGATGATAAACAACAAATAAAACTATGTTCTTCATCTGTAAATAGTGTAATTTCAGAACATATATTAGTCATAGATACTTCTAAATTATTTAATCTATAAGCAATCGGATTATCTTTATTTACATTATCCTTATACATTATATAAGGTTCACCTGTTTCCATTCTTGATTTTAAAACTGTAGCCCATCTATTCATTGATTCAGGATCTCTAGCTTCTAATTTTCTCATAAATGAATCTCCTACAACTACACATTGGTGTAAGTTTAGACATTGTCTATTAGGATCACCTTTAGGTCTACGAATTTGTAAAAATTCATCTATATCTCCATGTTCAATATCTAAATTAACAGAAGCTGCTCCTCTTCTAACATTTCCTTGGTTAGTTGCGATTATTGATGAATCAAATATCTTAGCCCATGGTACTACACCTTCACTTTTACCATTTCCAGAGATTTCAGTTCCACGTTCTCTAATGCGATTTAACGAAATACCTACACCACCACCGGATGCTGTTAACTTCATTAGTTCCGCGTTAGTTAAACCGATTCCACGTATTGAATCAGGTGTATCAACACCAAAACATGAAATAGGTAAACCACGATCAGTTCCCATATTTGATAACACAGGTGATGCTAACCCTAACCAACCATTCCACATGATTTTAAAGAATTTGTTAGCTAATTCTGGTTTTTTTAATCTGTTAGCTGCAGCATTAGAAACTCTTCTATATGCTTTTTTTACATCTTCTCCAGGTAATAAATAACCTTTAGAGATAGTTGCTAAAGAAATTTCATCCATCCACTCTGGATAGTTTTTACCTTTCTCCCAATTTGTATAATCTACCTGTAAT